GCTTTCCTCCTTGCGCTTGGTGTCGTCCATCTTCCGCATTGCAATGATCTTGCGGATGATTTTCACGTCATAGCCATTGCTCTTGGCTTCGGTGTAGATGTCTTTCACGTCTGTCTTTAGGAGACTAATTTCGTCTTCCTGCTTTTCGATGCGCTCAACGATGCGAGCCAGTTGGTTGTTTTTAAGATCAGACATTTTGTGACCCCGTTCCCTGATTTACCTGGTCCAACTCGCGCACCACCAGCGCCGCATATCCGATAATGTCTAACCAGTGATCCGGCTCATATGCGTTGCCGCTTAGGATGCGAGAAATCTTATGCTCAATCATCTCCAGTGACTCCTGCATGTATTCCGGCATGTCCGCCCAATTAGGACTAGTCCTTATAAGGCTTTTCAATCTCTGTGACATTGCAGACTGTACTGAGTAAGATCCGTGCGTCTTCTCTCGGCTCTGCAAGATACCCTCTATAGTCTGGTCCATTTCGTTCTTTCCATTTTCTGACGCCGTGAATGACTGTTGTGTGGTCTCTCCCGCAGATGCGTCCTGTCTCCGCATATCCGTATCCATTTGAGATAAGAGCAAAGAAAACCTCTGATCTGGCTCTAACGATTGGTCCATGTCTGTTCTGCCCCCTGATTATGTCCCAAGTCATATTTCGACTTCGAAGGATTGGCAGGATAATCCGCCTGATCCTGTCTCGCTTCAGACCCCTTGTGATCAGCATGTCATCCCTGCTGAACTCTCTGACCGGCTCTTCCTCAATTACAGTCTCGATCTCTAACTGTGCTTCCTCCTGGATTGCTATCTCTGAAATCGCAATCACCATCATGACCTCTGATATAGGTGCTTGCTGTTGAATTGGTTTTGGTCCGTTGAGCCTGGCCTTGATGCTCATGTAATGCTGCTGCCAGTTCTCTACCTGAAATTCTCCACCAGATACCGCCTTGCTTCCCGCATGGTCTTTGTGTGTTTCAAGTCCCCGTTCCAACTGAGCGCCCTCCATAGTTTCCTCACCTTGCTTTGCTGTATCCAGCCGATTTGCCTGTTAAAGTATTTGACGGAATATACGCCGTCAAACCCAATCTCGATTGTGATCGGTCTCATGTCAGCCCCCCAGCACTATGCAGAAGATAAAGATTGACCCGATTGCAGTCAGTCCTGCGCAGACATTGGCGATTTCGTAGATTACCGTTTTCATCGTTTTGACCCCGTGTTTGCGTTACAGATCAAACCTATCTTCTATAAGTTGCCAAATCATTAATCCAAGGAACAAGATTGCTCCGTTGCACCCAATCACAATGACGCCTGTGAACATGGTTGCTGCAATGTTAAGCAGCGCCAGTTGATAGTCAGTCATCTTTCCCCTCCAGTGCTTTGCGGGCGGTGTCTTTGATGGGACACACCGCTGTTATGGCGCGATTGTATTTTTCCACATGAGCAATCTCCCGCAGCGCCGCCTCCAGCTTCTCGATGCGGTCGGCGGCTTCTGGTCCGTCTGGATTTCGAATTTGGCTGACATACCCATTTTCAAATCGCTCTAAAATGGTTTGATAGCGCAGCCGCTTCACAAGATCATCAGTCATCTTTCTCCTCCAGTGCTTCTTCAATTACACGCCATCCTTCACGGCATTCGGATCGCGGGTCTGACCAATCGTTCCGTATATCAGAGAACAGTTCACCGCAGCACCGCAGCGCCGCCTCCAGCCTTTCGATGCGGGTTTCCGCAGCGCGCAACTTGCCATGCAACTCCCAAGCTTCTTCGCGCCATAGCTCGATGGACTTCTCTTGAAGGTCAACCATCTTTCCCCTCCAGTGCTTTGCGGGCTGTCCAAATCATATCTTTTGGCGACGGGAAATCATCGTCACCCTGTTCTATTATATCCCGCAGCGCCGCCTCCAGCTTCTCGATGCGGTCGGCGGCTGAGTTTACCAGTTCGTATGTTTCAGTTCTGAATGCTTTTTCGCGCAGCCGCTTTACAAGATTGTTAGTCATTGCCTCTGCTCCCGTGCATCCTGGACACAGACTAGATGGGCATGGGTGCCACCGTAGATGCCAAGCTCTCTAAGAGACTGGTTCTGCGGAACAAGTGTGCCACTTGTCAGGTTACAGATAGGGCATTTGCGCTGCATGATTGGACGGTTAAACCGCAGATTAAAGATTGGCCGGTTAATGCTACTGACCCGCATGATTGCCTCCCAAAGCCTTTTTAAGGTTCTGCCGAAGTTCCAACGGCATCGGATATTTGTCAGCGTCAATAATAGCCTGTTCCAGTTCATGCACCCGCTGCTCCAATGTGTCGCAAAGACGTTCTGACAAGAGATACTGTTGATGCCAGCGGTCTTCCTGCCGCTCCCAATAATGGGCCTGCTTCATCCCTGACATTCCAGCTCCTCCATAACTTGCTTGAACCGCTTCAGATGATGCTGAAGCTCGATCTTGTGCCGCAGTTGCGCGGCCTCATCGGTGGCGTAGTAAACCAGCAAAGAGCAGTCGGCGATGTTGCGGGCTGCAATCTGAAGTTCAATGTATTCCGTTGGAAACTCGCTTTCGATCTTCATCGTGTGACCCCGTTGCAGGGCGGTTCGAATCACCATCCCATGTAAAAAAGATTATTAGGCAAAAAGGATTTTGTAAACAGAAAAATGGCGGTTGCGGAATATTTTTCCACAGACCGCCATTTATCGTTAATAATCAGTAAGTTATCAGCGTGAACCGTATGATCCACCTAGCAAGCCAGGGATCAGTTGCTCGCGCCTTGACGGCATTGCCTGTTGCCCCTTTTCTTGCAAAGCCTGCATCAGGCGGCTAGTCTGAGCCTGCAATGCCGCTGGATCTTTAGCATATAAATACTTGGCAAGCTCCTGATTGACGTCTTCCATGCGCTTGCCGGTCACGCCGGTTGCCAATCTGCTTAGCCCACCCTGAACGCCACGAGCCGCCATAGACGTTGGCGACATTCCTTGTGCAAGCTGCGTCAGTATGCTCCCAGCCGTGCCAGCCTGCTGCAAAGCTGATTGCTGCTCTGCCTGCAATCCTGCTGTAGCCGAAATACCTTTGATGCCACGCTTTGTTTCAGCCATGCGAAACTCGCGCTCAATGTTGTCGATCAGCTTATTTGCAATAACCTTGGCTTCGACAGGATCTTTGGCAACAGCAGATGCCGCCGCTTCGATCTGTTTCTTGTTCAGACCAGAAAGGAATCGCCTGCTGGTATCTGTTCCAGCCATAACAGCATCAATGCGCTGCTGGACCGAATCCAAGACGCCAACAAGAAAGCCTTCCTTTTCAGACTTGCCCATGCTGACAATATCGCTCAATGAATTTTCAGCACGTTCATTAAAGATGCGCTGTCCCTTTTTCATCGAGTCCATAACTGCGCTGGGTCCAGCCCAGGCAGATCGAGCCGCAGCATAAGTTGGAACAGCCTCATCAGCCGCCTTGGTAAGCTGCTGTTTTTGACGGAAAGCACGTCGAGCAGACTCATTGAGTTTCCCGGTTATATCGGTTCCACTTTCAATGATGGAGTCCAGTCCACGCTTCACCATATCGACTTCTTTGATGGTGTAGTCGCCAACAACCTTGGCTTCCCCACCTACATTGCGCTGAACAAGGTTTGGGAAGATCAGCTTTTCGTCCCGAGCAGCCTTTCTGGCCTCAGTAAATACTGAGTCCTCAACGCGCATCAATACGTCGTCAATCGCAGCAGATCGAGCAGGCTGCGGATATGCCTCTTTGTACAAAGGCGCAGCCGTTGTGCTGCGAACTGTCTCTAGTTCTTTCATCACAGGATAGAATTTAGCATCAGTCCCAGCCATCTCTTCAAAAGCAGACTGGATGCGCGGACCTTGTGTCTTTGCTCGCTCGCTCAACGTTTGCTGTGCCAATGCAGTGGCTTCACCAGGCATATTGGCAACCCGGCGCGACTCCATAAACACGGGACCGCCAGCATACACATCAGCCATGATTTCAGGTTTTGCACCAGTTGCTTGACGAGCCATATATTGTTGAGTTGCGGCCTCAATGTCAGTTCCTTCACGCTGCAAGACGTTCTGCAAACGAGTTGCCGCAACCTGTTCAGTAGGCGCGTTGAATGCTTGTAAGGCACCTTTTGCAAGCGGCACAGCGCTGCCAATAGCACCGCCAAACAAGCCACCCATCATTGCGCCTTCAGCCGCCTTATCAAGCCGTGCGCCTGCTCCACCTTCACCCTTTAGGAACCCCTCAACGCCGCCTGTACCAGCACCAACAGCAGCGCCAGTACCAGCACCACGAGCGATCTGTGCAACCAGCCCAGCAGTCCTTGCAGTCGCGGCAGGAGCAGCCGCTTGCATACCAGGGATGAAATACGTTGCAGCCGCAGGAAGAACGGCCCCAACAAGTTCAGCGCCTCCCATCCAGTTAGGACGTTCAGCCTTGGCTACAGCAATCTCGCCACGAACTTTTGCAAGCTCTGACTCATAAGGCGTTCCAGAAACCAAAGACCGCGCATAGGCTTCAGCTTCATCGCCACCGCCCATTGCTAGACCCTGCCCA